CGTGATTTGGAACGGTTCGACGCTGCTGGTCACGTCAACGGAGAACGTGTAGGTCACGCCCGCCACGAGCCTTATTCTGTCTTTAAGCAAGCCGTTGTGAGTGTTGCACTCGATGTAGTAGGCGTTGATGTTTGTGAATGTCACGGGGAACATCTCGCTGTTGACGAGGTTCGCTCCCGCCGCCGCAAGCCCCACGCTCTCCACGCTCTGAATCGCCACGGGCGCGTCAGGCGCGGGCGTGCCGTCCTGCACGCTCTTGCCCTGCACGCAGAGCGCGACAGGCGGGGCTGCGTAGGCGTCGCTGGCCGTGACCACGGGGGCGGTGACGAGGCGGTGGAGCTTGTTGCCAGACGTGACCTTGATTGCGTCCAGCGCCTTCTTGTCTGCGGCGCTCATGAGGCCGTGGGCGCTCTGGCTCGCCTCGGTGTCGGGTATCTTCACCGTCCTGTCCGTCGCCGCCGTCACGTGGCCCTGCGCGTCCGTCACTATCTGCGACACGGGGAAGGTTGCGCCGAACGCGGGCGTCTGGTTGCCCGTGGGCTTGCCCGTGCGTGCGGTGTAGCTCGGGTGGACGTATGCGTTCGCGCCCGCGGCCACGCCGTCCAGCTTCGCCTTGTCGCCCGCGCTCATGAGGCCCGCCGCGCTCTGGCTCGCCTCGCCTGGTATCTCGTCCGCGCGCGCCATCCTCGTGGCGTCCCCCTGCGCGAACGCTATGTACAGCGCCTTGCCGTCCGCGGTGTCGGGGTCGCCCCCGAGCACGACGGCGGGCTCGCCCGCGAGCATCTTGGTCTTGTCGAACTTGTTGAATTGCCCGCGCCTAAACTGTATGGCCATGCGTTACCTCCTTTTGGTTAGACGATGAAATACGTCGCGTAGAGCAGGAAGGTCGTGTTCGCGGGCACCGAGTTGGACGGGGACGACCCGTACTGCGCCACGTGCGTGAGGTATAGGGTCTGCTGCGTGCTGCTGTTGACCGTGCGGAACGTCGCGCTGCCGTAGCTCCCGCACGCTCCCGTTGCCATGACGTACGGCGCCGAGGGGCGACGGTTGCCCACGAGGTTGCCTACGCTCCAGCTCGACGTCGGGACTCCCTGAGAGTTGAGCGCGATCGCGTTGTTGTTCTTGAACGTGATGCGCAGCGTCGCCATGTTGCCCCACAGCTCGAGCCTAAACAGCGACACAGTGATGCCGCTGGACGGTTCGAAATGCCCCGTCGCGCTCGTGATGGCCAGCGGCCCCGCGCACTTCGTGCTCAGGTTGTAGCCGAGCACAATCTCGCCGTCCACGATGCGGATGCCCTTTTGGGTGCCCTCGGCGCCGTCGAAGCCATCCGCGGCGATGAGCAGCTCGTGCGTGCTCTCGTTGTAGCGGACGCCGCCCGAGCTGCCCAGTACGATCTCTGAGCCGTTGCCCGTTTCCCAGTCGCCGTTGAGCATCAGGCGCCCGGGGGTCAGCTCCGAGTAGCCGGGGCCGTGCATGACCCTAATCAGGCCGCCGAGCAGCATCGCGCTCATGGCGTCCGAGCCGTCGGACGGCTGTGCGGACACGGCGATGGTGCCGTTGCCAGTGTCGGGCTGCTTGTAGACGCGCACGTTCGTGACGGTGAAGCCCGCGTCGGTGCTGTAGCTCGTCGTCCACCACCACGTGAACCTCACGTATGCGGCAGTCATCGTTACCGACGTGCGGACCACAGCGGCGTACCTGTAGGCCCCGCCGACGGTGCCCAGGAGCGTCGGGTGCGCTTGGTACGACCCCGTGCCCGACCCGCCGCTGGAGAGGAACACGCGCAGGGAACCAGGCAACACGGACGCGCTCGTGAACGTTATCACGTACGACTGGCCAGCGACTATCCCGCACGTCTTCGAGCCGTGCGGGCTCTGGCTGCCAGACACGTTGATGGAGTCCTCGGAAATGAGCACGGGCAGCACGCACGACGTCGACTGGGTTCCCGTGTCGAGGTCCCAGTACACGAGGCCCGAGCTGTCCGTGATGAGGCCCGTCTGCAGATACGACGCGTTCACGTACAACTGCCCGTCGTGCATGAACAGGCCCTCGATGGCGCCGTTGTTCGTGAGTCGGTTGAAAATCTCTGCCTGCTTGTTGGCGCCGTTGAGAATCAGGTCGAGGGCGTCCGCCTTTGCGCTCGCGGCGTTTGCGGCGGTTTGCGCAGCCGTCGCGGTGCTGCTCGCGGCGCTCGAGGTTTCGTTCGCCCCGTTTATCGCCTTCGCGAGCACTGGGTCGGTGTACGTCGTCGTGTCGTCCGTCCACGTTATCTTGCTGCGCGTCCAGATGTACTTGCCGCTGGACCATGCGGGCTGCGTGGTCGACCAGCTGCCGCCCGTCTGCGTGGTGGAGCTGGTGGACAGGTAGTACTGCTCCACGATCGCGGACGCGCCGACGCCTTGGTCGCCCTTGACGCCCGGGTCGCCCTTGAGCGCGAGCGACCACGAGAAGACGAGCGAGAAGCTCTTGCCGTCCACCGTCACGGGGACGGTGAGCGTGCCGCTGCGGGCCGTTAGCGAGGTTGTGACGGTGACCTTAAAGTAGGCGCTCGTCGAGCCGTTGCTGTACGTCGTGACGCTCATGCCCGTGGGCGCGCCAGTTATGGAGCCGATGGTCGCGGCCACGCGCGACGCGCCCTTAAAGGCCACCACGCTGGACGTCGTGTTGCCAGCGATGGCCGCGGACATGTCGGCCGCGAACGTATGCGACTCGTTGGTAAGCAGCACCGTGTAGGCGTCCGCGCCGCTCGCGCCTGTGCCGCCAGTAGCGCCGTCCTGCGCGATAGGCACGCTCTGAATGTCGAGCACCGTGGACGTGCCGCCCGCGAGGTAGAGCGTGCAGCGCACGACCTTTGCCGTGGACGTGGGGCTGTAGCTCTTGCTGCTCTCATTGGAGCTGCTCGTGTACTTGCTTGCCCAGCTCGTGCCGTCGTACTCGTCAATCTTGAAGCGGCCAGCGTAGGCTGCTGGCGTCCCCGTGCCCTGCGCCCTCGTCGCGGAGAACGTGATGGACGACGGCGAGAGAGTGCCGCCCTCCGTGCGCACAAGCGCGGTTGGCGTCGCGTTGACCGAGTAGGCGTACGCGGGGTCGCCGTCCGTGCCGACGTACGTTTTCGTGATCGCGGTCTTGGAGTCGCTGTAGGTGGTCTTGCACCAAAGCCACTGGCCCTTGGTGATGCTCGTGGGCACCGTCTGCGACCAGCTGGACGGCTGCGTGGACGCGCTGCTGCTGAGTCCGTACTCTATCTTGGACACGGTGACGCTCGAACCGGGGGCGCCAGGCGTGCCTGGCTCGCCCTGCGGGCCTTGGATTTTGCCCACGTCCTCCCACTCGCTGCCGTTCCACACGTAGAGGTCGCCCGCGACCATGTAGGCGTCGCCCGCGTTGCCCGTAGGGTGAGCCGCCTCGAGCTGCGCGAGCGTGTCGTAGCTGCCCAGGATGGAAACCGAGGTGCCGTCGTGGCCCTCGCGCCCCGATATGCACGTGGGCGTGCTGTAGGTCGTGCCGCTGGCGTTGGTCGTGGCCGTGCGCTGCCAGATGTAGTATCCCTCGCGCCATGTGGGGGCGGTGGTCGACCAGCCGCTGGACGGCGCGGTGGTGCTGCTCTGGTTCTGCGCGTACTGAACGTCCACGTCGGTGATGGTGGCGTCCACGTCTTGCAGGAGCTTCGACACCTTGCGCCCGCCGATGGTGCCCGTCGCCGCGAACTGGTAGTCGCCCGTCACGAGGTCCCAGAAGTTGTAGCCCTGCCTGTCGCGTATCTCGCCCGCGGTGATGTAGTCGGCGTCCAGCCCTATCGTGTAGATGCGCTGCAATATCGCGTTGCCCGTGGCGTCCAGCCCGTAGGGGTACGTCTCGCCGCCGTCGGTGCTCACGGCGAACGCGTTGGCGGTGAACTTCCACACGATGGTGGACTCCGCGAGCGTCTTCTTGTCGTGCGCGTAGTAGATGGTGGAGCCGTCGGGCTGCGGCTCGCTGGTCATGTACAGGCCCGAGGACGTGGCCACCAGCTCCGCGAAGCGACGCACGGCCACTTCGCGCGCCGTCTTCTCGGCCCGCACGAGCTTGCGGCCCTCCACGACGGACAGCGTGCGTATCGCAGCGGACTCCGCGCTGTTGCGCGCGGGCGTCGCCGCGTCGCACTTGACGTTCGCGTAGCCGCCCGCCTTGTACGTCATGGTGGTAATCCACGAGCGGAACGTGCGCGAACGCTGGTCGGTGACCACGAGGGCGTCGCCTGCCTGCCACGCGGGGGACGCTATGCCGCTCGCCTTGAGCGGGCGGAAGCGCATGCCGACGATGGACGGCCCGATCTGCTGCGCGACGGCCTGCGCCTGCCCGTAGCACACGAGCGGGTTGTCCGCGATCTTGAGGACATAGCCCGCCGTGCCGTAGGTCGCGCTCTCGCCGTCCTCGCCGATGGTGCCGTCCGCCGTCTGCTCGTCCGCCGCCGTGACCTCCACGCCCGTGATCACCACGTCGTCGGTGGACACGGTGAGAGACGTTATCGCGCTGAGGTGGACGTGCCCTGCGCCGCCTGTGAGCGCGCCGCCGTCCAGCGAGTCGCCGCCGCCCATGAACCAGCCGCCGTCCGCCACGTCGCCGTCCTCGTAGGGGGTAAGCTCTCCGCCGAACGAGCCGCCGTCGCTCCAGCCCTCGTTCTCGAACGTGGACGTGTCGTACCACGCGAGGCGCGGCGCACCGAAGTCGTCGCACGTCACGAAGCAGCCAGCGACCTGCGCCACGTAGCCCAGCACCTTCAGGCACGTGAGGTTCTGCGTATCGGGGCGCGTGGACACGACGTACGACGCGTGGGGGAAGTCGACGCTGGACAGCGTGAGGCTGCACGCGAGGCACGCGTCGCTCGCGATGGTGCGCAGCGTGGCGGGGTAGCTGGTGGACGCCTTGGAGTACGGGACGTCCATCAGCGTGAGGTTGTCGCGGCACTTGAGCTTGATGGTGGAGCCGTACGAGTCGGGCTGCTCCGCGTTGAACGTGCCCATGCGCAGCCACTCGACCCTGCCGCCGTCCAGCTCCTTGCCTACGTACGGCACGAGCGTCGCGCCCGTGAAGTCGTAGGGGTCGAACTTGCCGTCGTAGTTGGCGAGCGTCGCGTCGCACGTGCCCACGATGGCCGCGCCTATGTCGAACGAGCCGCTGGACGAGCTGGACTGCGTGACGTTCAGCCCGCCCATCACGAAGTCCGCGCCAGTCAGCTCGAGCACGGTGCCGTCCGCCAGCCCCAGCGTGGCCTTGAGCAGCACGCGTGTGTTGCGCGCGACGGCCTCGTCGAATGCCGCACTAGTCGAACGCATTGGCTACACCTCTATCAGGTTGAAGGAGAGGGACGAGTAGGTCGCGCCTCCGATGGTCACGCTGCGCAGCGGCGCGCTCTTGTCGCCCGTGTAGAACTGCCTCGTCTCGTACGAGTTGGTGAGGGCGTCCAGGTACCGCACGTACACGTACTCGGGCTGGAACGCCTGCATGATGAGGGAGATGGTCGCGCCGCCCAGGTTGTCCCACTTGGGGCTGAGCTTGCGCTTCTGCGTCACGCGGTTCTTGTGCATGGTGCAGTCGGGGTCGTTGGTGCGCCCGGAGTCGGACGCGCTCACGTCCTGCAAGCCGTACGTGTAGGACGTGGGCGCGGGGACCTCGGACAGGGTGGACGGGTCGGTGCCCACATAGAGGAATGCCATGTCGCCTCCTTACGTGAAAGCGATGGACAGGCCGCCCACCTCGCCGGTGGACGCGAGCGAGCGGAGCCCGGGGATGGCCGCGCGGGCCAGCTCCGTGGCGTCCACCTCGAGCACGACGTCGCCCGCGTTCTCCGCGTTGCCGGACAAGGCGAGCATGGCGTCGGCTATCATCGCGCCCGCCTCCTCGCGCACGACCTGCCGCAGGAGCGCCTCGGGCGCCTCGATGTTGGTGCCGCTCGTCTGGTCGCCCAGCACGGCGAGGAACTCGCGGTTCGGGGGGATTACCGCGCCTTGCGCGAGGTAGGGAATCTGCGGCATGGAGATGGAGCCGGACCAGCCCACGCCGAAGCACGAGAGCACCCAGCTCACGCCGTCCAGCAGCGAGTTGAGGAACCAGCCCACGCCGCTTAGCCCTGAGTTGAGGGCCGAGATGAGGCCGTTCATGGCGCCCTTCGCGAGGTCGGCCCAGAAGCTGAACGTGAAGTACGGCGCGATGTGGGTGTCCCAGTAGTTCCTGATTCCCTGCCAGACCTCGGCGAGCTTGTCCTTGAGGAAGTTCCAGTTGACCGCTGCGGCAGTGATGAGCGACGCGGCGCCCGCAGCTATCAGCGCTACGCCCAGCGGGATGCCCACGCCCGTGAACACGAGGATGATGCCTATCACGATGAGCGACGCGCCGATGATGCCCATGATCGCGCTCACGCTGGACCTAACGCTCTCGGGCATTGTGTCCCAGTTGATCGTCGCGAGGTGGGCGAGGACCAGCGCGCCCGCGCCGATGAGCGCGATGCCCAACGGGAGGTTCGCGCCAGACAGGGCGAGGATTGCGCCTACCGCGAGCAGCGCGGGGCCGACGACGCCCTCGATTATCGCGAGCGTGTTTCGGATGTTGCTCGGCAGCTTGTCCCAGCCGAGCACGACGGAATGGGTGAGCCCCAGCGCGCCAGCAACGAGCAGCGCGATGCCCAGTGGAAGGTTCGCCCCTGAGAACGCGAGGACGGCGCCCACGGCGAGCATGGCGACGGACGTCACGAGCGTGATTACGCGGATGGTGTCCTCGATGGCGTTGGGCAACGTGTCCCAGTTCAGGGCCAGCTCCGCGGCGAGCGTGACCGCTCCCACGGCGAGCAACCCCAGACCCAGCGGCAGGTTCACGCCGGACAGGGCCAGTATCGCGCCGATGGCCAGCAATGCCGCGCCCAGCACCTGCATGATGTTCGTCACGATGGACTTCACGCGCGTGGACATGCTGCCCCAGTTGAGGGCGACCACGCCCGCGAGGGACGCCGCGCCCACTGCCATGAGGGCGATGCCTAGCGGCATGTTCGCGCCCGACAGCGTGAGCATGACGCCCACGGCGAGCAAAGCCGCGCTGAGTATCGTCATTATCGTGGTGATGACCGTCTGCACCTGCGTGGACATGGACGCCCAGTTGAGCGCCACGGCTGTCCACAGCAGCAGGGCGCCCGCCACCATGAGGCCGATGCCCAGCGGGAGGTTGACCCCCGAAAAGGCGAGCACGGCTCCTATCGCGATGAGCGCTACGCCTGTGAACACGAGGAGCCCCGTTATGGCGTTGCGCACGCTCTCAGGCAGCGCGTCCCAGTTCTCCTGGTACACGGTGTAGATCATGAGGGCGCCTATCACCATGAGCGAGATGCCCAGCGGGATGTTGATGCCGCTGAAGCACAGGATGGCGCCCACGGCCATGAGCGCCGCGCCGAGTATCAGCATGATCTCGGCCAGCTTGTCGGACATGGGGCTCACGTCCAGCGCGCCGAGGTCGGCGCCGCCCGCACCGCCGCCGCCACCATCGCCGCCGCCCCCCAGCGAGTCGGCCACGTCTTCGGCGTTGTCCGATTGCATCTGGTTCAGCTCGTCGAACGCCAGCAGCGTCTTGGTCGCCTTCTTCTGCTCGGCCGCGAGCTTCTTGGTCGCCTTGGCTTGCTTGCTCAGCGCCCCAGCCGCTGCGGTCGCCGCGCCCGCGCTCGCCTTGGCCGCCTCGATCGCGGCGACGATGCGCGTGCCGAATATGCGGTCTATGATGGACGCCAAAGTGGTCAGCACGGCGATAACGCCGCGGATGGCACTGATGAGGATGGGCGCCACGGCGTTGGCGATGCCAGCCGCGAAGCCGCTCGCCACGGCCTGTAAGCCGTTGAACGACGCCGCGTACGCCTCGTTTTGCTTCAGGGCGCTGCCCACGGCGTCCCGCACCGCGCGGATGCCCTGCAGGATGATGTTGAAGACGAACACGCGCTTCAGCAGCCCGCCGATGCGCGACGCGAACTGGTCAAGCGCCGCGGCCGCGCCGCTCGCGCTCGCCTTGGCGGCCGCGCCCAGCTTCTGCGCGGCGGTCGTGCCCTTGCCCAGCTCGGTGGCGAGCGAGTCGGCCCGCTTGGTGGCGCTCTCCAGCTCGTGCCCGTAGCCAGCAGCCTGCTCGTCCAGCTTCTGCCACTGGCCGTCCAGCTTCTCGACGGTTGCCCTCTGCTGCTCGAGCTTCTGCAATGCCGCGTCGATAGCGGACTGGACGCCGCCCATCTGGCCCTGCGCGGCGTGCCACGCGGCGGCGTCCTCGGGCGGCGTGTTCTTCAGGTCTTCCAGCTTCGCCTTGAGCTCGTCTATCTCGGCCTTTGTCTTGCGTATGGCCTCCTGCGCGGAGTCTATCTGCGCCTCGATGAACGACTTCTTGTCCTGCGTCTGCTCTAGCTTGTTCCTGAGCGAGTCCATTTGCCGCTCAGCGCGCTTTAGGTCTTTCTCCAGCTGCTCGTTGTCGAGCGCGGTGGAGAAGGTGATGGAACCGTCAGCCATGCGTTACCTCGCTTGCGTCCATTCCTCCAGGACCTCGGCCTCCTGCGCCGTGACTTGGCGCTTCAGGTCCACCATGTCCCTGTGCTCCTGGTAGAACTGCTGGTCGGCCTTGTCGAGCTTCTTGCCCGTGGCACGCTTCTTGCGGATGCCCACGACCTGCGCGAACGTGCAGTCGCCTATCTCGGAGTAGGCGCTGAGGAACGTCCACCAGTGCAGGTACTCGCACGAGCGGCACTCGTAGCCCAGCACGCGGTTCACGGGGCCGACGATGAGCGGGAAGTCCTGCTCCCAGTCCATGAGGCGCGGCTTCTTGCCGCCGCCCTTGTCTGGCCCGGTGCCGCCCGACACGAACCAAAACGTCCACTCGAGCGCCTCGCGCAGGTCACTGCGCGGTATGGCCTCCCAGTCGACGAACATCACCTGAAGCGTGAGCGATGCCCGCTGCGTGTCGGTCAGCTCGGGGTCGCCCATCACGGAAACGGCGTCGAGCACGGCGCGGAAGTCGCTCCGCACGTCGTACTCGACGCCGCCGATCTCGGCAGTGGTGGGCAGGTCGTATCCCGCCACGCCTACCGCCTCTGGTACTTCTTCATCATCGCGTCGTACTTGGCGCTGTACTCGGCCATGCGCGGGTCGGCCTTGGCGCCCTCGTCCGCGAACGCGCCCTCGATTTCGTCCGCGACGGCGAACATGAAGTTCATCCAGACGGGGAGCCCGCCCGCGAGCGAGTAGCAGTTCATGTTCGGGAACAGCGCGTCAGCAATGCCCTCGCCGAACATGCCGTCGATCGTCGCGCGCATGTCGCGGTCGCGCTCCTTGGCGTAGGCGAACATGCCCTCCTTATCCTCGCCGATGGCGTCCACCTTCTTGCGGAACTCGTCCTGCTTGTCGTCCAGCTCGGTGAGCGCACGGTAGAACTGCTCGATGAACGCCGCGTCGGTGGGGTTGAAGCGGATGGTCGCCGCGCCGTTGACGTCGTACTCGACGATTCCTGCGTCGAAGCTGAGGGACTTGGCCATGTGATACCCCTTCCTATGGGTGTTTAGCTGGTTGTCGCTTAGGCAGCGGGCGTGAACGTGATGGCGCCGCCCGTGCCCTTGGACGCGGTGCCCGTCTGGCGAGCGCCGCCGTAGGTGATCTCGAGCGGCATCTCGATGTTGCCGCCGCCCTCGCCGCCGATGGACGTGGGGCGCACCATCGACTGCGGGTAGCGCTCCGCGAACGGGGACGCCGCGGTGCCCGCGTAGAAGTGGACGATGAGGACGTCCATGTTGGAGAGGGCCTGCGGGTTCTGCTCCTTGATGCCCTTGGTCCAGATGGCCTCGTACGCCGCGTCGCCCTCGGCGAGCTTCACGCCGTCGAACGACTGCGTGATGACGGGGTTCTTCATCGTGCTGTACGTGTTGCCCAGCACGTCCTGCGTGGTGTCCTCGCCCCAGTCGTACTCGGCGGAGCTGTTCTCCACGCGGGTGCCGATGGCGTTCCACGTGGGGGAGGAGCTGGAGCCCGTGTTGAGGTAGGCGATGAGCGTCTCGCGCGCGATCGTCTGCCCTGCGGGAGTGTTGAAGGTAGGGTCGTTAGGCATTCCTTACCCCTTTCGGTAGTGTCTTTCGAACGTGACGGACAGCTGGATGGCGTAGACAGCCGTGCCCTCCTCGTCCGCCGAGTAGATGGCGCCGTTCTGCGCCGTGATGCGCTCGGTGCGCGGCTCGTCGCCGAACGTCGGGGCAGCGCCGCACACGCTGCGCTGCTGGACCCACTCCTGGAATCCCATCTGCCACTCGGCGTTGGCGAGCGCGCCCGCGTCGTCCCCGGGCGCCTTGGTCATGACGGTGTAGAGCGCGAAGTTGTACTGGTCCTCCACGGTGACGTTGCCCAGCAGGTCGGCGCGCCGCCGTATCTCGACCAGCCCGCTCGGGAACAGGCCAGCGGTGGCGGGCACGCGGTCCGCGTAGTCGATGTCGAGCTGCGAGAGGACGTCGAACGCGGGGTAGCTCGCGATGAACTCGCGCATGGCCTCCAGAGCCGTCAGGCCCTCGTCCCAGTCGAAGTCGCCGCCGTCCAGCACCGCGTCGTCGCGGTTGCCGTCCACGCGGCTCTCAGCGTCAAGAGCCATTCAGCCTCCTTGCGTACTCGGTGACCTCGGCGGCTATCGCGTCGCCCTCGTTGGCCATGAGCGTTTTGTCCCAGTGGTCGCCCGCGTAGGGGTTGACCGTGCGGGTGTAGTTGAGCGGCTCGCCCGTGGGGACGGGGTGGGCGCCCCTGCGGTAGCGGAACTCGCCCGTGAAGTTGCCGTCCTCGTCGTGGAGCGGGTATGGCCCGCCGCCCTCGGGGTCGCGCATCTTGACGCCCACGTAGAGGTAGCGGGCGTACGGCGCGTCGACCACGATGGACGCG